GCAGCTACCCGTTAATTAACGGCCCTGCGTAGTACCCAACCCAACTGCGGCTACCCTTTTATAGGCCCCGTAAGGAGGAAAAATGACTAAAGAAGTACAAGCTAAAGAAGATGAGAAACTAGGCCCTTATAAAGGCAGCTACAAATCTGATGTGTACAAGGAGGATGAAGTAGTTGACCCGGAAGCTACCCTAGAGGAAGACGCCGAAGACACTAACCAGTTTGACGATGAAACCATTTCCGTTCAGTCCTCTCAGAATAGTTCTGAAGTGCAGACGGAGGAGCATGATTACAAAAAACGTTATGATGATTTAAAGAAGCACTACGACTCCAAACTCCATGAGTGGAGAGAGGAGAAGGAACAGCTTGTTTCTCAACCCGTAGAACAAGAAGCGCCAGAATATGACGCCAATATTGAGAACTTTAAAGAAAACTATCCTGACGTATATAATGTAGTTGAAGCAATTACTGCTAAGAATGCTGAAAAAGAACTTGCTGAACTTCGTGAACAAGTTTCGCATCTTTCTCAGAAGGAAGAGCAGCTAAAAGCTAAAAGTGCTTATCAGCAATTGCTGGCCCTGCATCCTGACTTCTCAGAAATTAAAAAGTCTGAAAAGTTTGCCTCTTGGCTTCAGGAGCAGCCACCTAGCCTTTCAGATGGTATCACGAAGAACAAGGAAGATGTTAGATGGGCTTCCCGCGTTCTTGACTTGTACAAGGCCGATACTGGCTCAAACAAAAAAGTAGGCAGACCTCGCAAACAACAGGCTGCAGCAGCAGAAGCCGTAACAAGAACTAAAGGCATTAATGTTGCTACAGACTCGAATGCAAACAAAAAGGTGTGGACTACTTCAGAGATACGTAGACTCAAACCGCATGAATTTGAAAAAGTTGAATCAGAACTGGATCAGGCTCAAGCGGAGGGACGTATCGTTAATAGATAGACTATAAAGAAAGGACTTGAGATATGGCTGTTTCCGTATCAGCCGGTTATGGTAATTTACCTACCGGTAATTTTCAGGCCGAAATCTATAGCCAAAAGGTTCTTAAGTTTTTCCGCCGTGCGTCGGTAGTCGAAGACATTACCAATACTGACTACGCAGGAGAAATTGAGAACTTTGGTGACACGGTTCGGATTATGAAAGAACCTACCGTTACGATTTCCGCATACTCGCGAGGCTCTGTGGTTACGCCGCAGGACTTGGCAGATGACGAAATCCAGTTGACGGTAGATCAGGCACAGGCGTTTGCGTTTAAGGTGGATGACATCGAAGAGCGTCAGTCGCATGTGAACTTTGAGGCGCTTGCCACCTCTTCAGGTGCGTTTTCGCTGAAACGTAACTACGACAAGAACGTACTTCAGGCCATGATTGACAATGCGGGTATCAAGGGTGCTTCTGGCACGGTTGATACCGATTCCAATCTTGGTACTTCAGGTACTCCAGTTACGGTTGCTGGTTCTGATGCTGGTGACGATGTTGTTAACCTAATGGCCCTTATGGCACGTAAGCTCGACGAGCAGGACGTTCCTGAAGAGAACCGTTGGTTTGTAGCACCGCCCCGCGTGTATCAGAACTTGTATGCCGCTGGCGCTAAGATTGTTGAAGTTCAGGTAACGGGTGACGCTAGTTCCCCGCTCCGTAATGGTCTGGTTACGAACCAGAAGATTATGGGCTTCAACCTCTACAAGTCAAATGCACTCCGTCAGTCGGCGGATGCTACGACTACGACCGACATGGTATCGCTTTCCGGTGTTGCTTCTGGTGAGAACATTGTTCTTGCTGGTCACATCTCCGGCATGGCGACTGCCAACTCAATTGCTAAGACAGAAGTTATTCGCGATCCCGATTCGTTCTCGGATGTGGTTCGCGGTCTGCACGTTTATGGCCGTAAGGTCATTCGTCCAGAGGCTCTCTGCCTCGGCATTGTAGATTACAGCTAAGGGGAGGACATAACTTATGGCTACTTTTGATCGTACTATTACCGGAGGTGGGACCGTTGGTCATCCTTCGCGTATGCCTACTCCTTATGTAATCACTTCGCAGGTCTTCGACACTGCCGATGGCGGTGCGGGTGGAGATGTCGTCCAGTTGGTTGACGTTCCTGCAGATAGCATGATTGTTGCCGGTGCGCTTGAAGTTCTTGAAGCGCGTGGTAATAGTCAGATTACTATGGATATTGGCATTACTGGTGGTGATGTAGACTGTTTTGTTGACGGTTCTGCATGTGCCGCTGGCTTTACACCGTTCCTTGAAGCCGCTGTTGGGGCTTCCGGGGCTAACGCTCGTATCCTAACAAGTGCTGACACGATTGACGCCCTCATCCTTGATGGTGGTTCGTCTGGTGAAAGTGCGCTTCGTTTCCGCGTTCACGTTTGCTTGGTTGACATTTCGCGCAACCCGCTTACGGAAGCGGCTACGGTTTCGTCGGGTACGTAAATGTACTAAAGGTTTCTGTGGGGTTCCTTTTAAAAACCCCACCCTTCTTGCTATGATATTGAATTGATGGAGGTCATATGTTTATCAAGCTACTTACTAAAGACGAAGTAAATTTTTGTTTAGACAAAATAGATAGTAACACGTACAAAAGCGGAAAAGAGACTGCCGCTGACTTAGAAAGCATAAAAAGCAATCAAGAGTCTAACAGCGTTCCAGACGAAGTTAGAAAGCTCATTACAGACAGGCTTTACGATACTCACTATATAGATAGCGTGTATTGCCCTACTAGAGTATCAGTAAACTTTTATAACAAATATTTTAAAGACGACTATTACGATTTACACGTAGATTCTTTTAAGGCTAACCCTAAATCAAAAAATGTATTCTTTGACTATGGGTGGAGCATAAATTTATCAGACGATTACGAAGGTGGAGAATTTATTTTAGATACTTCAGTAGGCAGGATAGGTAAAAAGTTAGGTGCAGGTGAAGCTGTAATATTTCCTATCATATACCCTCATGGAGTAGAGAGGGTCACTGAAGGTTTTAGACAGAACATAATTGGATGGATGTCCTCTAATGTATCTTACGAACAGTCTTTTATTTTGCAAAATATGTATGAGGTAAATGCTTATCTCATGGAAACTCAAAAGAGCATGTTTACAAAATCAACGCTTGTTCAGATGTATTTAAAGAAAGCTTGGGGTATGTGATATGAAGCGGATTTCGGCGGCGTTGCTTTTTTTTGCAATGTTTTTTATAGCGGTAAAACCAAGCCAATCGCAAGAGGCTTCTACCCTTTGTTTTCCTACAGGTACTCTTAAAGCTCAAGCTGAAAGTTTTGGGGAGTATCCTGCATTTTCTTTTAGAGATTTTCAATACAGCATAACTTTTACAATGTATATAAACCCTGAAACTAGAAACTACACGTTAACGGGTGTAGCTGACATTAACCCTGATATTGAATGCGTGTCCTCTATGGGGACTAATTTTGCACCAGTTATAAAAAAAATTAAGGGGATAGACTCTTGACAAACGCACTAGCCCGTCCAGTTCGACTAAGAAATGCAGGGGTTGCTCTTAGCAGCACCAATCAAACAACAGTCTATACCGTTCCTGCTGGTCACGATGCTGTTTTAAAGAACATAATTATCTGTGAGACTTCAGGCAATGCTACACCTGTGACCTTAGAGCTTACAGATGCCAGTGCTAGCGCAACGTATAAGATACTTGGTAGTAAAAGTGTAGCAGCAAATGATTTTGTATTGCTTGCATTAGAATTAAATTTAAACGAAGGCGATATCATAAAGTTAACTGCAGGGACTGCTGATAGGATACAGGCAGTGTTAACTATAGATGAACTCTTCTTAGCTAACAGTTAGGCAAACAATGAATTATGTAGAATTAATCAATTCCGTTCTGTTCGATATAAACGAAACGACTATTGCAGAAACTGCTGTAGGTTTGTCTGGTACAAGAGGCGTACAGACTACAGTTAAGGTAGGCGTTAATAAAGCCATACGCGATGTAGACGCTGAGTACATTCAGTGGCCTTGGCATTTTCACAATGCGAGGTACACTCTGTTTGGCGGCACAGGCCAGTACAAATATCCTGTAAAGGTAGTAGTTTCTAGTGTTAGCGGAGCCTACACCCTAAACGAGATTGTTACAGGGGGAACGTCCTCTGCAAAGGGTATTTTACGCAGAGTACCTCCGCATGGTGGTCATTCAGATGAGCAGTACATGCTTATAGAACCTATTGAAGGAGAGTTTCAGGCAGCAGAAACTATAACAGGTGCCTCCTCCACCCGCACGGCTACTTCTGGAGTTGTTACTTTCTGCACTGATGTAGACTATGACGGTTTTTTTCTACGCCCACAGAACCTCATTAAAGAGGGAGAGTTTGACAAGACAATTACTCTTGGCTCTTATTGGTCTAGCCGTAGTTCTGACCCTGCAGGTACTAGCACAGGAGGCACTCCAGCGGTTAGTAATGACATTAGCGGCAATGGTGGATACGCAGCGGGTGTTCTTCGGCTAAACGCTGGTTGCGTTGATCAGGCCATACCTACAGTAGAAAATAGATCATATAGAATTACTGCAAGAATATCTTCGGGCAGTTCTTCAGCTACCTCTGAAACTCTTAATGTTTTTGCCGGTTCTAGCAGCGATAAAGATTCTGATTTGTCTACGACATTTACTATTTCAAATGTAGGCGCTGGAGAAATAAAAACAGCTAGGTTTACTGCATCAACTCAGCAAACTTTTATAAGTCTTAGCAATACTGCATCCCAAAATCTTGATATAGATTTTATAGAAGTATTTGAAGAGGACGCTTCAGCAAAACCTCTAAAGTATAAATCCTATGAGGAGTACCATGAAGGGTCGGGTAGGTATCATTCTTCCTACAGGCAAAGTGAGTTCTTATCCCTTTCATCCCCCGATAGTGGGTTTGGTGCGCCTGATTGCGTATACCGCATCAGGAGTGATGTTGCATTTGGAGTTACTCCCATACCTGAAAATACTCAGTATGAAGTTGAGTTTGATTTTTATGACTCTTCTGCAGAATTGTCTCTATTTAATGACACTCCAAAAATCCCTCTAAGGTATCAAGATGTAATTGTAGCCCGTGTAAAATACTACGTACATATTCTTAGAGGTAACGATCAAGCCGCACAGTTTGCGTTTAGAGACTATGAGAATGGTATCCGCAGAATGAAAACAGAGCTTCTTAATCAAAAAGACTATATGAGAGCCGTTTAATGCCCATACAAGCCTTTCCTGTAAACTGCGATGGCGGTCTTGTTCTTGACAAAAGTGTTTTTGTTGCAAAGCCCGGAGAAGCAGTGACTCTTGAAAATTATGAACCTTCTGTAACTGGAGGCTACTCTAAAATTCTTGGGTTTACTAAGTTTGATGATAATCAGGTCACTGGCTCAGGCGGAATACTTGGTATAGCAATATGGAATGATAAGGTGGTTGCTGCAAGGGGTGCTAACGTGATGTTTAGTTCAGGCTCTGGATGGACTTCTATTAGCACTGCCCGATCTAGTGCAGAACGTTATTCTTTCTCCGTTTATAACTGGACGGGTACAGAAAAAATTGCAATGGCGGATGGAGTCAATGACGCTGCTACATATGATGGTAGTACCTATCTAGCCCTAACAGGAGGTGCAGATTCTGGAGCGGGAACTAAGCCTACAGCACCTGAAGTTGTTGTAGAGCATAAAAATCACTTATTTTTTTCTGGTATGACTAATAACAGACACTTAGTCCAGTTTAGCGCACCGTACAGTGAAAATGATTTCAGTGCTGCTTCTGGAGCAGGGCAGATATCTATAGGAGATGAAATTGTAGGATTAGCAAAATTTCGTGAAACTTTGGTTATTTTTTGTAAGGACAGCATATACAGGTTAGCCGGTTCTAGCGTAGCAGATTTTGTGCTACAGCCGGTTACAAGAAATATAGGCTGTTCTTCTCGTTTTAGCATTCAAGAAATAGGAGGTGATCTTATCTACCTTGCTCCTGACGGCTTAAGAACTATCGCGGGTACTGAAAAGATTGGCGATACGGAGCTAGGGACGATTTCTAAGCAAGTTCAGGCAAGGTTAATTAGTTTAACTGCGGGTCAAATAGGTAATATCTCCTCGCATGTCATACGCGGAAAAAGCCAATACAGAATATACTATCCTAGCAATGCAGCTACAGATGCTAACTCTACAGGTCTTATGGCTGTTCTAAAGAGAAGTACGGATACAGGTCAAATTGGTTGGGAGTATGCTGATCTAAAGGGCATTAAACCTATGAGTGCTGCTCATGGAAACATATCTAATCAAGATATTGTCCTTCACGGTGATTTTGATAATGGCTACGTATATCAACAAGAAAATGGAAGCACCTTTGACGGAGTAAGTATGGCCTGTACTTACAGAACAATTGATTACAATATGGGCGATGTAGGAATAAGAAAAAATATGCAAAGGGTAGTTATAAACTATCTTGGAACAGGCACTGTAGCTGATGTAGATATGAACCTTGAATATGACTATGGAGATATTCTTTTGCCTAGTCCTGCACTGTATGATCTTCTTGATCCTGCAGGGTCTGCTTTTTATGGCAGTGCTATAATGGGTACAGCCGAGTATGGCGCAGCAATATACACACCTCTATACCGCCAATCTGTAGAAGGTTCAGGCTTTGCATTGGCACTAAAGTTTACAGATACAAGTACAAATCCTACTTATACTTTAAAAGGATTTTCATTAGAATTTACACCGGGAGCTAGAATGTAATGGGTACAGCTTATACAAAAACAAGCCCAACAAATTTTGTAGATGGGGAAACTATTCAAGCGTCTGACTTTACTACAGAGTTTGATGCTATTGATGCCGCTTTTGAAACGGGGGGTCATCAGCATGATGGTACAGATGGAGAGGGAGGAGCTATTGAAAAGCTCTTAAGCAACACTATTACTTTTGGCACAGGGGCCGATACTGATATTGCTGTAACCTTTAATGCTAATACTGCAGATGGCGTATTAACGTGGATGGAGGATGAAGATTACTTTAAGTTCTCTGATGATTTGCTTATCGACACTACTGAAAAAATTCAGTTTAGAGATACTGCTATATACATCCACTCCTCTGCAGATGGTCAGTTAGACCTTGTTGC